ACAGCATGTGCAAAGCTTCTTTGTGCAAGCCCTGCAACTTGATACACGAACGCTCAGGCTGGAGGCCATATGAATCAAGCCTTGCAAGGAAATTTACGGGGTAAAATGAACCCCGAAACGTTAGTTGTAATACGCCGCCGGTATTTGAGAAGCGGCGCGAAGCCTGCATACCCGAGATACCCAGACGCTTGTCGGCCTCTTCCTGCAATGCCTTCACCTGGTTGCTGGAATCCACCGTGATATGCACGCTGCCGGAGGGACGATGGAAACCCATTGCCGATAATTGCTTGGCGACTGCCAGTTCGTTGCCGTGCTTGATCTGGTTTTCCGCCAGACGTTTAACCTGGTCAGCGGTCATTTCCGGCGTAATCAGATCGGCGACAGATTCGGCCAGCGTTTTCTTGGTCGCCTCATCAAATCCGGTTACGGCATTGATGGTGTCGCCCAGCAACTTCACGTTGGCGGCGAGGCCTTCCGCCAGCTTCTTCGTGGCGGCTGTTTGTGCAACCGTAGCCTCTTCCATTAGTTTCTTCACATCGGCAGTAGTTAAACCGGCTTTGAATTCAGGTACGGCAATCGACAACTGCACCACCTTGTCGCCGATTGCTTCGGCGAGCTGCTTGCCGGATTCTTCAAACACGCCCATCAGCGATTTGGCAGCGGCCTCATCGGTCACGCTTTGCAGCGATTTTTCAGCAGCTGACATCAACGATGTGATGACGGACTGAGCCAGCTTCATCGAGCCGAGCTTTTCGGACAGTTGTTTCAGTAGTTCTTTCCACATGATATGTATCTCCTGTAATAGGGTTGATTGCAATTCGGGGTGTAAAAAAGTGGCGGGCGAACCGTCAGGCTCGGAAAGCGTAACCGGGTCCAACCCTTTGATGACGGGTCGGATCGTCAGCCCCGCACCGAACAGCAATGGTCCATGCTGGGCGCGCGCCTCGTTATCCTGGAAGTTTTCGTGATAGTCGGCAGACAAATACCGGAAACCGCGATTTTTTACTGCATCCACGCCAAAGGGTGTCCACTCAATGAGCGCGCGCAGCTTGTTGCCTTCGATCGAGAGCTTGAGAAACTTTCCCGCCGCGCCGTCAGACGGCTTGTGTGCGACATCGAGGAATATCTCTTGCCCGTAAGTGCCCTTGTTGAAGTTATCCACCATCTGCAACAGCATCGGGCGGGTAATATCGAATTCGCCGTAACGAGGATCATAAAAATGCCCCATTTTGGTGACGGTTACCCAGGTCTGAGGACTCTCCCCGTCCAGGGATAAATTCTTCGGTAACTCGGTAACAAAGCGACGCGCCCCATCCAGGGCGTTGACGGCTTCAAGCAATAATCTGCGCGGTCTTGACAAAATTCGCTCCTCGTAAAATCAGGAAGCCACACAACAAGATAGAAGCGAGCGAGCAAAAAACCCGCTGTGTGGCTTAGCCTTTTCAGGTTGATGGAGAGTTTCGGGGTTTTGTAAAGACAAAAACAGGGACGGATGTGGCGGTTCAGCGGTTGCTTAAAATTTAACCGGTACGGGCAGGCCGTTTGATTGGAATAAAGTGACTTTTATATACACGGTTATCCACAGAAATTATGGACAACAAAAAACCCGCCTGGGCGGATATATTGAGGGAGTAAAAATAACTTAATTCAAAGCCATATCGGATATGTCGCGCTCTATGCCGTTCTCATCGGTGATAAAACACTCATCTTCATCTTTGCCATGGTTTGGATAAGCGCTGGCAAGATCGTCAGGCAAAACCCAGTATTGGCCGAGCAGCACTGACATTTCGGCAAGACTATGCAGCGGGTCGGTGATCTCGTAGCTGCTCGGGTAAGGGTGCCCTGTCATGCTGCCTTCCTTGACAGCAGACGCAACCATGGCAAGCACCTTATTGGCATCCGGTCCGCGTACCTCGCCCGTTGATGCATCCCACTCGAACACGAGCGGTTGCTGATGCCATACTGCAGGTTTCAATGTGTATTTATGGGACATAGCTGAATAGTAGCCCTATCACCAGATCAAACATCTCGCGGTCAGATTCGATCAGCGATTCAAGGTTCTTTGCGTTACCGCCAAGTACATCCTCAAATGCCATCGTCATTACCTCAAGTGCACCCTGTTTTCCAAGGTAGCGTGCTTTTGAATAAATCTTCCCTTGATAATAGTCACGATATTGATCCTTGCGCACCACCTCGTCAATACGATATTTGATTCGTGGATACAAGTCACGTAAACGTTCCAGAGGATCTTGCGCAGTTCTGCGTTCATGTAAGGTCTGGAAAATATCGTCCAGTTCAGGTATGGCATGCTGTAATCGGTGAGCATATTCATGAACCGCTGTTGAAAATCGGTCGGCTCTGATGAATCCTTCACCACCTCTTGTCACACCTGTAAATCCGTACTGCCTGAAATTTCTGCCGGGTGGGAAGTGTGACATATCCATGTATTCACCGCGTGCGGTAGAAAGTTTCGCGTAGAGCGGACCATGTTTATCAGCGATACGGGTCCAGTCATCCGGATACATCATGGATGCCTTCCTAACTAGATCGGCACCCTTGCCACCGTTTTGGATCTTTGCGACGGTCATCATCGGTCGTGCAGCACGCAGTCGTTCGTGTAACTTCTCCAGCAGCAGCGCGCCATTATGGCGGAGATCATCCGTAGCGAACCGGTTGAGTAGTTCTGTGGAGATTAATCTTCCAGCAGAGATGTAGTCGTCCAGGCCTGAGATAACAGACGTCCTGGATGGTTTAGGCGGTGGAGTACTCACACCAATCCGTTTTTTTACCGACCTCCACGGCGCTTTAATCATGCCTTGCGTCAACGCCCCATCCTTGAAGGCCTGGTGTTTATTTACCCCCAGCACGCCGATACGCTGCGCAGGGGTGAGTCTGGCCAGTGCCTGCATCGGTGTTTCCTTGCTGGCGCGATCGGCGGCGGTGATCTCATCTTTAAACACCACTTCAACAAACGACAGCGTGTTCGGATGCGCTGGCCAGCCGCTGGCTTCAAGTGTCGGATATACCCCCTGGCCGAGGCCGTACAGATTTTGCGTGGACAGCAGGTCGCAGATATCCGGTTTCGGGTGTCCGGGTGAGAGTAGGAAGCGTACACCAGCTGCATCTGGATGCGACAGCGCGCCTTTGGCATAGGCCGTGCCGTGTGCCCGGTTGATCTCAGTACGCATCACTCGCATCGCGTTATCCATCGGGCTGCCGTTCCCGGCGAGCAGGGCATCGGTTGTTTCTTTTCCCATCCTGTTTGCACTTGCCGCACTGAGCTTGTCTTGTATCTCGATCGGTACAGCATCACCGCGAGACAGGAATTCGCGCGCCGCCTGCGCAGCGCCATGCCCCTGAATAATCGCCTGTTCGATGGCATTCACCACAAGATCGCGCGCCTGCCTGTCCAGCCGCCAGATACGATCGGATAACTGCAAGCCATCTGCTGCCACAAAGGTGCGCACGAATTGCAGCGCTTCGTGATTGATCGTCATCGCCGCCGCAGACGACAATACCGCTTCGCTGGACAGCGGCTGAGTACCCAGATCGGCTGCGATGGCAAGGCTACTGTTGATCAGGGTATTGCGCGCATCGCTGAGTTGCTTGAGTCGCGCATTAACCTGTGCCAGCACGCTCTGTATTTCCTGTAACGCGATATTACCGTCCGCCCCGGAATAGGCTGCGATGCGCTGCGCGATGTCATCGGCCGTCTGCTGATAAATCTGCTGTAGCTCATCCAGCGCGGCAGCGTCCAGTTTCACCACCTCGCGTTGTGCAGCGATTGTGGCGCGCTTGATGGCGGCTTGCTGTGCGGTTAGGTCGCTCATGATTTAGCCGTTGCTGATGCTGGTACCGGATTCGCCCTTGCGTCCGTTTCCTGGTGTGACAGATACGCTCACGCCGCGATTGCGCGAGACAGGCGCAGTCTTTGGATCAACCGGCGGAGCTTCGGGCGCGTTCGGGTCAGGGTAGGGGGTGTAATGCTGCACCTCCCACTCGCGGCGACGCTCGACATAGGCCGGGTCATAGCCCAGTTCTTCCAATACCAGCCCTTGCGGTAATCCCAGCGCCTTGAGTTTCAAGGCGCGATCCGTAGTCTGGCTCGGCGTCTCGGTGCGGCGTTCAGCAAAGGTCACACGGAAATCCTCGTTGTCAGGATTAATTCCCTTGAGCAGTAAATGCAGGCGGAAACCGGATTCATACGCGAATGATAATGTGTCCTGCAACACATCCACTTCGTCGTAGTAGTCCCGCTTCAGGTCTTCCAGAATGTCGCGCGCCAGCCCGTCGGTATAACCCGCCAGACCTTTCGGCATCGGCGATCCGGAAAAGAACGTGTCCAGCAGATGCACGATGTCTTTCATCTGGTTCAGATTGCTGTCACCCTGAATCGCAGTTACCCCGCCTTCCTTGTTCATGTAGTAATCGGTGATTATACCGTCCGCCTGGTCTTTCTCCACCTGGGCGCGATAGGTCGCCACATCCGCGGCGCTAGCCCCTTTCAGCACATGCGCCATCCGCAACGGTGCGCGCATCCTGCGGCGTATCACCAGATCCTCTTCCGACATATTCAGTTTGCGCCAGGTGGTGCGTGTTGCATCCAGAAACGGACGACCTAGACTGCCCATATCGTCGAAGTTGTCCGGGTCAAAGCGGGCATGATGCAACTGCCACAGCGGGAAAGCGGCCATCTCAGCGCCGGTCATGATGTCGAACTGGATGTAGGCTTTCTGCACGTCTTTGAATAATCCATCGATGCCGATATTCGGCAGGATGGTTTCGGCCGGCATTCGTACCCCTTGCACCACGTTAAAGGCGCGATCGAGCACCCACTGGTAAGGAAGATTACCCTCCATCACCAATCCGCGTGCGTCCGACTTGAGTTTTTCAATCCGGTTGAGCTGCAAGTTGCGTTGAAACACATCCCATTCACGCGACAGTGTCTCGTTAGCCTGCCCCTGTTGCATGATCAGACCGCCTTTGACTGTATCGCGTGCGATGCGGCTGTGGATCCGCTTCACCCGGCCGTCCAGCTTGTCCATCTCGCGAATGTCAAGAATTGCCTGACGCAGATCGGGATCCACCCACATCAACCGATAGGCATATTTGAGCTGGTCTTCCGGATTCGGACGCCGCCCGATCTCGCTGGTCGGCGCGTTCTGTGTGGCGTTCTCGTTCGACAGCAGTTGCGCCAGCGTTACTCCGGCAAATTTCGCCGCCGCGCTCTTCGCCCGTCCTATCAATCCATCAAGCATTCCCATCTTGTCCCCCTATATCCCTAAAAACTACCTCACCAACACTGCGCCATCCGTCAATCCTCCCCGCCTTGTAAAGCTCTTTAACAAATTCTTCCATCTCCGGCATATGCAAGTGCACCATCTCCCGATTCCTCGCGATCACAACTTTTTCCCTGTCACTCAGTTCCCTCAACTGATGCGGGATCGGATCAGGTTTAAGCAATGCGCGTCCACGATCCTGTCCGTATTTCATGCTGCGATCACTTTGCCAGCGACGGCAAAGTCACCCCCAACATCTGTTCACGTGTCTGCACGCGACCGCTGATCACCGTCGGTACATCGGCCGCACCGCGTGTCACCAGCGCCCAGACACCGGCACAGGCTGCATCGAATAAGTCATCGCCGATCTTTGCATTTACCATCTTGTAGCTGGAGTAACTAGCCTTGGTCGGCAGCGTTTTTATATTGCCCAACTGGCGCACGAATAGTATCCAGTCAGGCGGGCCGGATAGTTCTTGTGACGCTGTGCCAGGTGGAAGCCAGACCACATTTGCCGCTCCTTTGGCTTCAGCAATATCTCGGCTGTCGTCAAAGTAGGGAATCGCTGCCTGCCCATTGTGGAATGCGGCGCGCAGCGCGGTCGCCATACTGTGCTTGGTCATGCCCTCGAAACGGATTGGCGCAAATGGCCACTGCGTCCAGGTAGTCGCGGTGCTATCGCCGTCACCGATGGTGCGCCGGTCGATATCGGTAAGACCATGGTTGTATAGATCATCGTTCAGGCTGGTCAGCATACCGATGCCATAGGCATCGCCCATCGCATAATCCGGCCTGAAGTACTCCCAGAAACCGCGCAGATCGCGCTGTACCACGCCGTCATCGGTACCCGCCGGCCATGTCTTCACGAACGGGAAGGTAATGTAGTTGCCGATCTGCTCGCTCACCACCAGCGCCGACTTGGAAGCCTGCAGCGTTTCACCGTGTCCGGAATGATCGTAGCCGAACGAAATCAGCCCGCGTTTCTTGTAGCGCATGCCAGGCACCGGTTCGGCTATCTCCAGTTTTGCTTGCAATCCGACCGACATCGCCTTGCGGATGTACTTCTCCCAGATGTGGTTCTGCGCGCTGACGTTTTTGCAGAGAAATTGCCTGATGAACTCACCATCGGGAAGTTGGGCGCGCATCTCCAGCATAAATGCCTGGTTGAGAATCCCCATCTCCATGCCCAGGTACACATTCACGATCGGCAGCAGGTGGTATTGCTTCGAGTCGAGCAGTTGCTGGATCACGTCCGCGCCTTTGAACACGCCCGTCACGCGGATCTGCGGCTTAAACGAAATTCCTTTTTCTGCGCCCATGCGACGGGCAGAACCCAACATCGGAAGAAATCGCGACATCAGGCGATCGACTGGCATGTCATCCACCTCCTCAATTGAGGCGTAGCTGATCGCGTCCCCGTCGATCTGGCTCATGATCCCGTATGCGCTGGCTTTGGAAAGGTTTACGAACTGATATTTTGTATCGGACAGCTGCTCGCGTCCGCTCTTATATTCGATGTATGACTTCAGGATCGGCGAGCGACGTATCGCTTCCAAGTGATAGTTCAAATTGTTTTGCGACTGCTGCAACCTGGGGGCTACGATGCCCAGCTCTTGCGCAGGGGTAGTGGCGTTGTGCTTGAGCGCATGCAGCTCCTTCACCGCCGTCTTTCCCGTCCGTCGGCACGAGACATCAATGGTGTTCGGGTGATCATCCATTTCAATGCACTTCAACACCTGTACCGTATCCAGCTCGACGTTGTGCACATGCTTGTGCCACAGCGCGTGATCGCCCTTGTAACGCATGATCTCCACCTCGGCACGGTTCGAGAGACGAATGCGATCACTGGTGCTGACGCGACTCACGACCCACCTCCTTCCTGCTGATATTCGATCAGGATCGGGTCATCGTTAGTCTGCTTATTCGCCCGCTGGATATTGTCGGCCATACCGGAGAGCAGCGTCATGGTGCGCTGGCGGAACTCATCAACGCCTTCCTGGGCAATCTTATTATGTGTGAGTTTGCCCATCTCGTCTTCTTCAGCCTCCAGCACCTTCTGTGTCATTCCCATATCCGACAATGACAAATCTGCGCGGCTCAACATTTCACCTAGAGGACGGAACAGCGGGTGAGCCTCGATATCCTTGATGATCCTGCGATCCCCTTTTTCATCAACGTATTCAGCGATGATCAGTCTGTTTGTTTCCTTATCTATGTAATATTGCGGAGCTTCGATCTTCACGCCATCGGCCACAATTGTCTGGAGGATTTGCTGAATCACCGCGAACACAGACGCCTGTAAATCGGCATAGATTCCCATCAGGTGCTTTGGATTGCGCTGCTCGAAGGCGGCATGGTGCAGCATAAACAACTCGGTCTTCTTCATGCACGCCGACTGCCGGGAGCAATGCACCCGATCTACATCGCACTGCGCACAAAATAAATATCCGTCTGGTTTGGCAGGAAAGTACGTCGCAGTCCGCGCATTAAGCCCATGCTTCATCGCATTAAACCGGGTACGAAGCGATTCTTCAGGAGTAGGGTGACCGTCCAGATTCGCTGCTGTCGCAGCCTTTCCTTCGTCGGTTCTCGGGCCGGTTGCCTTCGAGTAGGCCTTCAGCAAATTACGTTCCCATTGAACCTGATCGCACTCATTTCCGCATCTAGGACAGCCAGCAAAATACGCGAACGGATGATGTTCATGCTCTGGCGCATCTTCCACTCGCCCAGGCTCTGCCCTGAACGAGTGGAAGCACGGCTTACAGTAGAAGGTAATCTCGGAAATTGGTTTGGAGCGGTCTTTGGCCATGTGCCGCACAATATCGGCAATGGCAAGCCAAAAACAGGGACGAAAATGGCATCTACGCTGCCTTTTTCATGAACCTGTCCGGCAACCTAACTTCCAGAAATGTGGTGCCCAGTATGGCAAGATCGGGGAGCCAGACAGATAAAGCCTTGCAGCGATGCAAGGCTTTTTTCTATTGTGCTCAATGGGGCACTAGCGGGGTACCCTCGAAAAAACTTATCTCAGTTGCGTCCCATTCTGATGCCACCCCAAACAGTGGTACCGCTCATCCCGTATAAAAAATCGGTTCTATGTGAAATAGAGTGGGTAATCGAATTTCATTTTTCCGCATAAAAAGTAAATCATGTTGATGAAATTCCCCGTGTTGCGGTAACCTCTGGCGCGTCTTTTGGCCAGTTGAACTTTGCTGTT